AAAAAATAGTCTAGTTTTTCTTACGACAAATACATCTTTTTGAAGGAAATTAATATATTTTGTCACCAGTAAACGGTGGTTTCTATGTACATCTTTATAATTTCATAATATAATGGATAACTGCATTGAAAGTATACATATTTATTTAGGAAAAATGAATAACTAAATATATATTTTTTAATTAATGTAATTTATCTGAAATTTTTTTCTTAGACTATAATATAACTACAGACAATGGCTGGAGGATTAATGCAACTTGTTGCCTATGGCGCCCAAGACGTGTTCCTTACCGGAACCCCTGAAATCACCTTCTGGAAAGTATCTTACAGACGTCACACAAACTTTGCTATGGAAAGCATCGAACAAACCTTTTCTGGTCAAGCCGACTTCGGTCGCCGTGTTACCTGCACCATCAGCAGAAACGGTGATCTTGCTTACCGTACCTACCTTCAAGTAACTCTTCCCCAAATTGACCAAGACATGGCTGGTTCCACCGGTGCTGTCTATGCTCGTTGGTTGGATTTCCCTGGTGAGCAATTGATTGCTCAAGTTGAGGTTGAGATTGGTGGTCAACGCATTGACCGTCAATATGGTGACTGGATGCACATCTGGAACCAACTTACCCTTTCCAAGGAACAACAAGACGGTTACAACAAGATGGTTGGAAACACCACCCAATTGACCTACATTACCGATCCTACCTTCGCTAACGTATCTGGTCCTTGTGCCGCTGCTGGTGGACCTTCTCAAGTATGCGCTCCCCGTAACGCTCTTCCTGAGACCACCCTTTACGTTCCTCTTCAATTCTGGTTCTGCCGCAACCCTGGTCTTGCCCTTCCTTTGATCGCTCTTCAATACCACGAAGTAAAGATCAACATTGACTTCCGTCCTATCGGTGAGTGCTTGTGGGCTGTCAAGGATCTTGCTGCTACCAGCGGAACCCAATCTGTAAGCCAAGCTTACCAACAATCTCTTGTTGCTGCTTCCTTGTACGTTGATTATATCTTCCTTGATACCGATGAACGCCGCAAGATGGCACAAAACCCTCACGAGTACTTGATCGAACAAGTTCAATTCACTGGTGACGAATCTGTTGGTTCCTCTTCCAACAAGATCAAGTTGAACTTCAACCACCCTTGTAAGGAACTTGTATGGGTTGTCCAACCTGATGCTAACGTAGACTACTGCGCTTCTCTTGAAGGTGGTGAGACCCTTTTCAAGACCTTGGGTGCTCAACCTTTCAACTATACCGATGCTATTGATGCTCTTCCTAACGCCGTCCACGCTTTCGGTGGTATGGACCAAACCTCTGGTGCTAACGCTTTCATCAATGCTTCTGGCTTATTCGAGATGGACCAAGCTGGTACCGCCACTGCTAACACCTCATGGGGTGGTGCTGAGGCTGGTTCCTCTTTGTCTGATGCTGGTACCTTCGTACTTGCTGAGACTGCCCTTGACATGCACTGCTGGGGTGAGAACCCTGTTGTAACTGCCAAGTTACAACTTAACGGCCAAGACCGCTTCTCTGAGCGTGAGGGTTCCTACTTTGATGTTGTCCAACCTTACCAACACCACACCCGCAACCCTGACACTGGTGTCAACGTATACTCCTTTGCTCTTCGCCCTGAGGAACACCAACCCTCTGGCAGCTGCAACTTCTCCAGAATTGATAACGCTGTTCTTCAACTTGTTCTTTCTTCTGGTACCGTATCTGGCACCAACACCGCCAAGGTACGCGTATACGCTGTTAACTACAACGTACTTCGTGTAATGAGTGGCATGGCTGGTCCTGCTTACAGCAACTAAGCGTGTTAATCAGTATTGATTAATCTATAATATAAAAAACTTATAATATAAACAATATTTAATGTGTATGCGTTTTATACACATTAAAACCTTTAGAAATAGAAAAATAAAATATTTGTATAAATTATATAACTATAATAAAATGCCTATTACTGAACAAGAATATAAAGAACAAAACATGATCAATAATTTTTTTCTAGAAAAAGAAGGTCGCTTAGAAGATATTCATAAAAAAAATAAGTATTATAGTAGATTAGAAAGCATCTCTAGGGAATTTAAGAATTTTGCTGATAGAGAAACAGATATTAAAAGAAGATTTAATGAAAAATATTTACAATATGGTAGAAATGATTTGAATAAATTTATAATATCGGGCAAAAATATAACTTTACGGGATGGAGACAGATATTTATTAAAAGATGAGATTCATGATTTAGTAGATGAACTAACATGTAAAAAAATAGAAATTAAAAATAATGATCATATAAATATAATAGAACAATCCATAATAGATTTAAAAGTTATGTATATTTGTTTAATGCAAGGTTTAGCGATGAGTACTCATGAAATTTTAACAAATGAGCAAGTTGCAAAAGGTCAACAACAAATAAACACACGTGATGACAATACTACAGAACTTTCCATAATATCAACTTGTGATGGTGTTAAAATAATGAGACCTTTTGTGACAATATCACGTGATCCTGGTTCAGATGCAAAAGAAGAAGAAGAAATAAAGATACCAGGATGTCAAAAATTAACATATGCTGATCGAAATTTAGCACTTCTATTAGATTATATAAAAGAAACAAAAGATGACTTCAGAGAAAATAATTCTATATATGACGTTAATAGTATACCAAGAATACCAAAATATAAAAGTCTGGTTTTATCACCTAACGGAAATAGTACAAGGGTCGAAGAAACTGTACCATTTGAAAATAGATATGAATTAATAAGAATGGATCGTCCTCGTAGAGGTGGTGGTAAAAATAAATCACGTGGCGGTCGTAAAATTAAGAAAAAGGGTACTAGAAAGAAGGAAGGTGGTGTTTTTAAAAAAAGTCCTGAAGAAGAAAAAATAAGACAATTGTACGATCAAGAAATATCACCGGGTATAAGTAATGGAAAACCCAAACGTAGAACTAATAATGAAAGAAAAACAGCAAAGAAAAATAATAAAAAAAAACAATAAATATCTATCCCCAATTATCCCACAATACTTCATAGTCGAATATAGTATTCGGTTTTAAATATTGGCTAATGGAATATAAACAATCCGTAGACAGTGGATTATCAGTATTTGCTTTCTGATAATACAATAAATATAGATGTTTTAAGTACATGGGGTATTTGTTTATCCAAAGACGACCTTTAAAAAGATTGATGACAAATTGCTGTGTTTGGTATTTAGGATATGGGTCAGTTTCTTTAAACCAAAAATGCGTTTTTGCTATATCAAACGAATCTGGATGGGTTTTGTATAAACTAAGCAATAATGTTCCTGCATTTGTTATTTTGGAGTCAATTCCTTTAAACCTCCCCATTTTATATTTTTTGTAGTGTTCACCTTCGAACTGAGTTGAATAAAGCACACAAGGCAGAAATTCATAATCTTTGTATTGTTGGTCAAATTTTTCGGGATAATTTTCTATTGGATTCATGATTTAATATAAACCAGATTGTTTATATTAATTTACTTACGCTTTTATTTATGGATTATTGTATTCACCCACTTGAATCACCTCATCATATAATTTATTGTATTCATCCGAGTTTTTCTTAACGTAGGTTAACTGAATCAACTTTTCAATGGAAGTGTCTTTAATAATAATATCATTCAATAAATCTTTCATCAAATAACGGTTATATTCTATTTCATCAATTACCATTCGAACATCTTGGTATTTGGAAGAAGGAACACGTTTTCTCATGTAAAATAAGGGTATTCGTAAATAAGGTTCGTTGTCTAAAATACGATTCATAATTTCTTGAATTTCTTGCATCAAACGATCAATGCAATAATCTGTAATCTTTTTACTAATTTTATATTCGTTATGGTACCATTGAATTGAGTGAGCCAAATACAAATTGGATAAAATATCAGCCATATCGGAGGATAACATTTGTTGCGATTTCAACTTTCCGCCTTTCAATGCAACAAAGTTGGCTAAATTAGCAAAATGCATTGTATATTTTTCCAAATCGTTTTTACAGCCCTGTTTCATTATGCTTTTTGCATAAGTAGACAATGAATGTTTTACAATGCTTTGAAAATGTGTTTTAAACTCACTTTCATTATTTGTTAAAAGTGCATCAAACAAAGGAAAAATATGTGGATGACTTTTATTTAATCCTTGCCCAAAAATGATAAGATTTTTGGTTAGTGTGTTGCTACCCTCTACTGTAATGCCAATTGGAGCGGCGCGATAAAACTTTTCTAGTATGTTATTGGTTCCTAAACAAATGGCACTACCCGCATGAATATCCATTGCTTCATTTAATACAATTCTGGCTCTATCCGTAGTTTGCTGTTTCATGATTGCCGATATAACAGCAGGTTTTTCACCACTATCCAGTAAATGATTGGTTAAAGCAACACTACATTGAATAGTCCATGTATGATATAACATGTTGGCTAACTTATGC